ATAGTGATCAACCCCATCCTCGTTTGATTGAGGTATGGGGGATACTACACCAGGGGATTTTTTTTCGTTATCCTCTATAGAGAATCCAAACAACTTGGCCATTACAACTATCTAATACTTCTGTTGGTATTATTTATTATACCACACTATGTCAGTATTTATTAGCCTACAGCAGTGCCAGTCTGGTCAGATGCCTCAGCTTGCCAGTATTGTACTTGGAATTCAACGGTATATTCTTCGATTGTGTCAGAAGTATCGTATGAAAGATCTATCTGAGATACATTCGTTGGGAAGATGTCGTAGAACCTATATGTCCTTAATGGAACAGAACTATCTGCATCAGTATTCTCAGTGGAGAACTTCTGCTGTCCTCTACCTAACTGATAAACATAAGCATCTGTCATATAGGATGATGGGTTGGTTGCACCAGTTGCATTATCCAACTTACTCATCTGATTCATCCACTGCTCGAATGAAGTTCTTAATTTAAAGTCCTCATCGTTAATGACTGTAACAGTCCATGTATCGAAGGTCCTGTCTCCAGCAACCTTTAAAATACGACCTCGGAATGGTACGTCAATTTGAGCAATGTTGGAAGCAGGTAATGCTGCTGCCTTACATAAAAAACTGAATGTATCGTCATCCCATCCGATGCTTCCAGCAGATGGGAATGTGGGAATTGATACTTCAAATAAATTTGGTCTTGCTGCACCGCCTAAAAGTTTTGCCTTAAAGTCGGTGATTGAGCGAATTTCTCTTGCCATTGGTTTTGATCCTCCTTTTTATTTAATCATCCAGTGGGTTAAACTCTACCAGCGACTTCTTCAAAGCTAACACCAGTACGGGTAGCAACGAAGGTCAGTGTGATGTAGTTAATCGACTTCGCAGGCTTCAGGAAGATGTCTGCACGGAACTCATTGTTGTCAATAATATCTGGAGTGTTATTTGTCTCATCGCAAATTACAAGGTAATCATAGATACCTCGCTTCGATTGAACATCTCGTAGATATGGTTCAACGATATTAACGAAGTTTGCCCTCGTAATCTGATCGTTAAACTCAAAGAGTTGTGCTTGTGCTGCCTTCTCTAATGCTTGCTCAACCGTTAGGAACAGACGACGAACGTTGATCCTATCGAATGCTGAAGCATATGATAGTGCAGTTTTATCACCAAATAGGATGATTCCTGTTCCAGGAGTGTTGATGATTGAGTTGATTCTATTTGAGTAAAGAATGTCTCTTTGTGCTTTCGTTGGGTTGTATGCTAGTTTAATAGCATTCTTTATATTACCTCTTTGCTGTCCAGCAGGTGAGAACCAAGGATATGCAACTAAGTTAGTACGACACATCAATCCAGCAATGTCTGGGTTGCATGGAAGATAACGGAACTTGTTATTGAACCTGTCGTAAGTGTACTTATAACCACTATCAAAGATTGCATAAGATGAAGATGTAAGAGGTCCGAAGAACTCAACAACATTTGCAGTCTGAACAATAGGATCAGTAATGTTAACTACTGTACCTTTATGTGGTGATAAGCATGCAACACAGTCCTTCCTAGAATCAGCAACAGAAATAAGTTTATTTGCTTTTGCTTGAGACTGTGACAGATTATCGCATGATGGTCCCATCAATAGATAATCTACTTGAACCTCATCTTTATTATCGAAGAGGTTGTAAGCAGCAATTAGATCTCCCAATTCTGCCTTAAGTCCACCACCGCTTGTATAATTTTGTCCAGCAGAGAGTGAATAAGTATGAGAACCAATTGAACTGAATGTTGCAGATTTTGCTGGTACATCCCAAGTAGTCCTGGACTGTTGTAGTGCATACCATACAGTTGTGTCTGTACCATAGATCTGAGATCCAGTATCAAAGTAAGTACCTGTTGGGAACGTATTATGATAAGTATCGTTATTAGTACTCTGGTTAGATCCAGCGTAAATGTAGTCAGAGTAGTTTGCAAGATAAGACTTGTACCATATCTTAGTAGGTGCATTTGCCTCAGATACAGCGTCTGTTGCTTTAGACAGACTTAAATGCTTCTCAAGGATGTTACCTTGAATTCCTGTTAATGAACCAGAGTCATCAACAACAACGACGTGCATCTCATCATTTCGACCACCACGCTTACTAACATAGTTTGATGTTCCAGGTTTAGGTGCAATACTACGCCAGAAGACTGTTGCGTTGTCTAGTCCTAATGTTCTTGAATTGTACCAGTCATCAACACCAGCAACCAGAACTCTGGAATTGGTTGTTGAACAAGTAAGTACAACTTCATCATTCCTTAATGCAGATACGTTTAATTTTACGTCATCCGTAATTGCTGTACCACCAATACCTGCTCCACTAACGGTGATTGTTGTACCAACACCATATGCAGATCCAGGACTTGTTAATGAGACGGTTCCAATACCACCACTTGCATCTCTGAAGATGGTAAAGACTGCTCCAGTACCTTCAGCACTTGTACCTGTTAGGTTAGTGTAAGTACCGCTTGAAGCAGATGGAACTGTTGTAAATGTGGTTAAACCAACTGTGTTGATCGTACCTTGACTTAAATCATAACCACCTACTGATGTACCAGCGATAGATACGGTATCTCCAACCGTATATCCAACACCAGCATTGTTTATAGTTGCAGATGCTACACCACCATCTGTACTGTTACGTACAATATCGAATGTTGCTCCAGCACCACCGCCACCAGTTGTACCACCAACTCCAGTATAAGTCTGGTCTTGCTGACCCTGAATCTGACTGAAGGTACTAATACCAATAGTTTCTATAGAATCTTCAGGTGATACAACGTCACCGTCAGAGTCAAGAATAGTTAATCTTTGATCTTTCAGGAACGATGCGTATTGACTTCCTTCAGCATACGTTACTGGAGTCTCCAATCCTGGCTGTGTACCACCAGTAGAGACACGAGATCGAACCTTAATGTTCAGAATACTGGTTCCAGTATCTGGTGCATTAACGACCTCTGTAATAATTCCTTTTAGATATCCTGCAAAAACTGAGGTAGAACCTGCTCCTGGAATGACTTGACCCGATATATCAACCGTTATACCGTAACCAACCTGAGCACCCATATTGGCAACTGACGTTGTAGCAATACCAATAACTTGGTCTGCCATATCGTCAATATAACAAACTTTTACTCCGTTACTCCATGTACCTGGGTTTTTAGCAGCATAGTAGAAGTTTGCTGCAGAATCCAAATAATTTGTATTATAGTCGTCAAAGTTTTTGATCTTTGTACTTGCGACAGATGAAGTACCAACACCAACGTTACCGTTTGCTAGGTTATCATCGTCTGATCTAATTACTTTGAGCACACCACCGTAAGAGAGGTACTGCGATGCTGACATCCAGTACTCATATTGAGCATCGTTGTCGTAGGGCTTTCCAAATGTACTGATTAAATCTTGCTCTGTGGCAATATTAATAGGTTCTGATACAGGTCCAATTTCAAAAGGTCCTGCGATACCTCCAATATTGTCAAGAACGTTTTCCGCTCTACCGACGGTTAAGTCAACTTCTCTAGTTAGTACACCAGGAGATAATTGAGGAGTTGCCATGTTCTATGTCTCCAAAAATTCTCAGTTTTGTTCTAGAGATATTTATTAAAATATAACTTTAGAATAGCTTACTACCGATACTCCCACATGTAAGCCATGTCCCCATACTCATCTGTATACCACCTGTCTCCAGTATTATCAACAAAACTTTCTTCATCGAGACCATTCTCAATAAATCCAAATGGAGCCATATCCTGCTCTATCTGATTTTTTTGTTCTTCGTAAAGTCTTCTACGAACATCCTGATCAGTTATCTCTTTAAAATAATCCTGCTCAACTAACCATGCATATATGACCAGACACATTGCAAGGTCATCATTACATCCATCCTCTGCTTCAAATGAATTACTTTTTTGAATAAAGGTTGTTAATTCAGCAATAATTTCATAATCTTTGAATATTATCTTATCCGATTCAATTAAAGTTTTTAAGTTTAAACATCCAACCTTTTTAACGGTCTTAGACATTTTGACTCCAAGTTGAGTCTTTTTACCAGAGAATCCCTGACCAACAACTTGACCTGCTCTACCTCTCATAGAACACATGAGAACATTTTCATATTCCAAGTCATAATTAAGAATAGATGCAACTTGATCCCCCACATCATTTACTTCACATAAAATGTAAGCATTATTATAATTCTTAGCAACATCACAAATAATTGAAGGGAATAGCATGGGTTTAATCTCATTATTCCTATACTTTGCCACTAATTGATGTGGGAAGGTTGTTATGTCAATAACAGTAAATGCAGAATAGTCGTTACCCACACCACGAGCAACATCAACAGTAACAACATAATTATGATCAGTTTCAACACCATAATATACATCTAAACCTCTATTACTTAATTGTGGTTGCTCATATACTAAAGTTCTTAGTTTTGATGGTGATATAAGGGTATCAACAGATCCTAAGAATTCACACTCAAACTCAACCTTAAACTGTTGTTCAGAAGTATTGGCAATTGTTTGTAACTTCCATGCTTCATCTCTACCTGGAACATCCCACCAATTAACCTCAGTTGGTATATACTCATTCTTCTTACGTTCAGCATCATGCCAAAGTTTATAGAAATGATTCATCCCGTGAGGGGTAGAAACAATTATAACCTTGGTATTTTTACCAGATGAGATAGTAGGATAAACCGAACTAAAGAACTGATCGGCAATATGGTTTTGAACGAACGCAAATTCGTCTAAGAATATAATGTTGTAAGATCCACCACGAACTGCAGACGCAGATGTAGATGCAGCAATAATTTTAGAACCGTTCTCTAATTCAAGAGATGCTTTGTTCCAAGTTAAAACTCCTTGCTGCAACCATCTTGGTAAATTCTCATATGCAGTTTGAAGTCTATCTAAAAGATCCTTAGCAGTTGATGCTTTGTTAGCAAGGATCGCTATATTTACATTATCATTAAAAATAGCATAATACAGCAGATAAGACACAACAATAGTTGACTTACCTGACTGTCTGGGTAATTTGCAGATGTTAAAACGGTTATTATGGAACCGATCTAACATTTGCTCCTGAAAAGAATACGGTTCAAATTGCTTTAAACCGTAGTCTAGGGTAACAATGTTTATATAATTCTTCGCAAAATATATCGGATCATCTATACATCTAGAAAACTCAAGGACTTGCTCCTCAGTAAACTCCTGAGTAGTATTTGCCTTTTTTAATAAGGGATTACCAAGATAATGATCAACAGCCATTTAATTAGTTTGTAAATCCTATTGGTGTTCCCTTTACATCAGTTCCACCACCAACGTAAACAATATCTGTTGGTTTCTTTTCTATGATTTCTGTTTGTTGTGCTAATAATGCAAAAGATCCT